AATCCAAACAGGTAGTGGCAGACAAAAAATGGCAACGTTAATTCAGACTTACAATTATTATCTGCAAATGATAAGAGATGTAACGGGATTAAACGAAGCAAGAGATGGTAGTACGCCTGATTCAAGAGCTTTAGTAGGTATTCAAAAGATGGCAGCAGCAAACTCAAATACAGCCACAAGGCATATATTAGATGCTGGTTTGTTCTTAACAAAAGAAACAGCAGAGTGTTTATCTCTTAGAATATCTGACATATTAGAATACCACCCAGCTAAAGAAGCTTTTATTCAAAAGATAGGAGGTTTTAACGTAGCTACCTTAGAGGAGCTTAGTGATTTGCATTTACACGACTTCGGTATCTTCTTAGAGCTAAGACCTGATGATGAACAAAAACAAGTTTTAGAAAATAATGTGCAAACAGCCTTACAAGCAGGTTTGATAGATTTATCCGATGCTATTGATATTCGGGAAGTTAAAAATATAAAACTAGCTAATCAATTATTAAAGGTTAAGCAAAAGAAACGCCAAGAAAGACTGCAAGCTGAGCAACAAGCTAATATACAAGCTCAAGCGCAAGCAAACGCCCAGGCTCAACAAGTAGCAGCTCAAGCTGAAATACAAAAGGATCAAGCCTTATTTTCTACAAAATCTCAACTTGAACAGTTGAAAGGTCAGATTGAACAGCAAAGAATACAAGTTGAAGTAGAAGCAAAAAAAGAATTGATGGAGCTGGAGTTTCAATACAACATGAAACTTAAAGATATCGAGGTGGAAGCTATGAAGGCAAAAGAAAACTCCATAGAAGACCGAAAAGACAAGCGTACTAAGATACAGGGCACGCAACAGAGCGAGATGATTGCCCAAAGACAACAAGATTTACCACCAAAAGACTTTGAATCGTCGGGAAATGACGTGATGGGTAGTGGATTTGGCTTAGGTTCCTTCGAACCTAGGTAATAATAGTAGTAACAATTATATAATATTTTATCATGGCAGAAGCACAAAACACAGAAGGTACGTTTAAAATAAAAAAACCTACCGAAAAACCTACTGAAGCGCCAGCTACAGTGGAGCAAGTAGAGCAAACAGGTCCAGCGTCTGTCTCGGAAGATGGAACTCTAAAGCTTGATTTATCAAAACCAATAGAAACAAATGCCAACACAGAGCAAGAAACAGTAGACGTGGTTGCAGATCAACAAGTTGAACCTGTACAAGAAGTGGAAGCAGAAGTACCACAACAACCAGACCCAGTTCAAGTTGAAGAATCCGTTCCTGAAGAATTAGAGAATGAATTTTTACAAGAAGTAACAGACGAAGAAATTGCAGAGACAGCAGTAGAACTCGAAGAGCAGGTTGAGCAAGCTATAGTAGAGCAAGCTGCAGGTGTTGAGTTACCGGAGAACATCCAAAAAGTAGTTGATTTTATAAATGACACAGGAGGAAGTTTAGAGGACTACGTCAAATTAAATGTAGATTATGGTTCATTAGATGAAGATCAATTATTAAAAGAATATTATCAATCATCAAAACCTCACTTAAACAGTGATGAAGTTGAATTCTTATTAGATGAGAATTTCGCATATGATGAAGACATAGACGAAGACAGGGATGTAATAAAAAAGAAAATAGCTAGGAAAGAAGAACTCTCAAAAGCTAAAACATACTTAGACAATTTAAAATCTAAATATTACGAAGAAATAAAGGGAGGTAGTAAATTAGCTCCAGAACAAAAGAAAGCGGTGGATTTTTTCAATCGCTATACAAAAGAAAATGAACTAGCAACTCAAACAGCTGAGAAGCAAACAAATGTGTTTTTAGATAAAACAGGTAAATTATTTAATAAGGATTTCAAAGGTTTTGATTATTCTGTTGGTGATAAAAAATATCGTTTTAAAGTAAAAGATGCGGAAACAGTGAAGAATACTCAAAGTGATATTAACAATTTTATCAAGAAGTTCTTGAATGAAGATGGTGAAATGTCAGATGCTTCGGGTTATCACAAAAGTTTGTTTACAGCTATGAATGCTGATTCTGTCGCACAACATTTCTATGAGCAGGGTAAGGCCGATGCATTGAAAGCAAGCGTATCAAATTCGAAAAACATTAAAATGGGCGCGAGAGGTGTTCACGAAGATGTTAAACCGAACAATGGTGGGTGGAGCGTAAGAGCAGTTGACAGTGGAGGTGATAGTTCGAAATTAAAGATAAAATCATTTAAACATTTAAAGTAAAAAAATTATGGCAGGATTTGCAACAGCGCCAGCTACATTAGCTAACTTAGCGCATTTAACACCAAGACCAGTAAAAGGTTTATTCGGAGACAACTATTTGTCTTTACAGGATATGGACTGGGCACAACAATTTTTACCAGAAGTATATGAGAAAGAAGTAGAAAGATACGGTAACCGTACTATCTCTGGTTTCTTACGTATGGTTGGAGCAGAAATGCCAATGGCATCTGATCAAGTAGTTTGGTCTGAGCAAGGAAGATTACATATCGCTTATGATACTGTAGAATCTAACGCTACTGGTACAGAAATCTCTTTACCTTCTCCTGGAGCAGATGGAAAAGTTCCATTATTAGGACCTGGAATGACAGTTGTTATTTCAAAAGGTAACGTAACAAATAAAGCTTTTATCGTATCAGCAGGAGCAGTTGCAGGCGGATTACAGCCTTATGCTATTAAAGCATACGACACAGCTAGTGGAGCATTAGATGCAGCTCTTTTTAGTGCAGATGCAGCTAACCCTCTTAACTTATTCGTATTTGGTTCTGAATATGGAAAAGGATCTAGCTTAGCTGGTAATTCAGTTGATGCTTCTTTCACTACTTTCAGTAACAAACCAATCATCTTAAGAGACAAGTACTCTGTAAATGGTTCAGATGTTGCTCAAATTGGATGGGTTGAAGTTACTACTGAGATCGGAACAGGTGGATACTTATGGTATTTAAAATCTGAGCACGAGTCTAGAATTCGTTTTGAAGACTATTTAGAAATGAGTATGGTTGAAGCAACTAATGCACAAAGTGCTTTTACAGATGCATCAGGAGCAGCTATCACGGGTACTCAAGGTTTATTCTCTACTATTGAAGAAAGAGGATTGGTTTACAATGACCCAGATTTCGGCGCTGCTGCTGGAGCAGGTATAGCTGAATTCGATAATGTTTTACAAGAACTTGACAAGCAAGGAGCAATTGAAGAGAACATGTTATTCTTAGACAGAAGCACATCTTTATCTATTGACAATATGTTAGCTGCTCAAAATTCTTACGGAGCTGGAGGTACATCTTATGGTGTATTTGACAATTCTGAAGATATGGCTTTAAACCTTGGATTCTCAGGATTCAGACGTGGAGCTTATGACTTTTACAAAACTGACTGGAAATATCTAAATGACTCTACAACTCGTGGATTAATTGACGATGTTAAAGGTGTGTTAGTACCAGCTGGAACTTCTACAGTTTATGACCAACAATTAGGACAGAACATTTCAAGACCTTTCTTACACATCCGTTATAGAGCTTCAGAAGCTGATGACAGACGTTTGAAATCTTGGGTTACTGGTTCAGTTGGAGGAAACTATACAAGTGACGAGGATGCAATGAATGTTCACTTCTTATCAGAAAGAACAATGTGTACTCAAGCTGCTAACAACTTTGTATTATTCAAAGCAACCTAGTAGATTAAATTAATGTAATTCTTACCCTCGTTGAAACTACGGGGGTAATTATTACTCTTATTAACATTTATATTATATTATATTATGGCTGTAAAAGCAAAGGCGAGCGTAGCTCCAAAGAACGATGATTGGATCATCAAAGATAGATTATACGAATTAACTAGAGGTAAAAAACCTTTAGTATTCACAGTGCCAACAACACATAGCACTAAAAAAGCATTACTGTGGTTTGACAAGGAAGCTGGATATCAAAGAGAATTAAGATATGCTACCAATCAAAAAAGTTGTTTCGTAGACGAACAGCAAGGGCAAGTTACATTAGGTAGAATTGTATTTAGAGACGGTATATTAAGAGTGAAAGGAGAGGATGTTGTTTTACAAAAATTACTATCGATTTATCACCCGTACGCTATAGACGGAATTATTGAAGAATACAAGCCTGTGCAAATTGCTCAAAATCAATCAGACTGGATTGAATACGAATTAGCTGCTTTAAATTTAGCAAAGAGTCTTCCTATAGAAGAAGCTGAAGCTATATTAAGAGTTGAGATAGGGGAGAAAGTGAACTCCTTAACATCCGCAGAATTAAAAAGAGATGTACTAGTTTTTGCTAGGAACCAACCTCAATTGTTTATGGACTTAGCCCAAGACGACAATGTACAGTTAAGAAGCTTTGGTGCAAAAGCTGTAGAAGCCAAAATATTGACTTTATCGCCAGACCAAAGAACATTTACTTACGGAGAAAGTGGTAGAAAAGTAATGACAGTACCTTTTGACGAACACCCATACTCTGCATTAGCAGCATTCTTTAAAACAGATGAAGGTATGGAAATATATAAAGCAATAGAAAAGAGACTTAAATAGTCACCTTTATAGTAATAGGCTATCGAGAGGTGGCCTATTATTATAATAATTAAAAAATAAATTATGGCTGTAAGCATAGATACTGTATATCAAAGGGTATTAGCAATACTTAATAAAGAGCAAAGAGGATATGTTACTCCTCAAGAATTTAATCTATTTGCTAACCAAGCACAATTAGATATATTTGAACAATACTTTTATGATATTAACCAGTTCGGAAGAATCTCAGGTAATGATACTGAATTCTCAGACATGCTCAACGTCCTTAACGAAAAAATAAACATATTTGAAACTACTGCAGATATGGTGTGGTCTAATAACTATTGGAACCCACCTGCTAATCTGTATAGAATGGGATCTATAGTTTACGAGAATACAATTACTACAAAATCATTGTACCCAACACCCAATACAGTGGTTACAACAAAAGTTCCTGTAGAAGCGGAGCGTATAAATTATAATGAATATTTATACATAGCTCAATCAGGAATGACAAAACCAACAAACTCAAGACCCGTATTCGTAGCTAGTACTTCAGGTTACAAGGTATACGGAGCCACTGAAGTGACTTCAAATGATGTTAAGTGCAATTACATTAGAAAACCAGTAGAAGCTGCCTGGGGCTACCAAATGGTCTATGGGGAAGCGCTATACGATTCTACTGTGTCAACTGATTTTGAATTACATCCATCAGAGGAAACGGAACTAGTTACAAAAATATTAGAATTCGCTGGATTATCCGTACAAGATGTTCAAATGTATCAAGTAGCAGCAGGGATGGGCGCTCAAAATAACCAACAAGAAAAATCATAATATATGGGACTTATAGATAAAACACAGGAAGAATACTATTTAGGCCCTGATGGCGTTTGGGATAGTCACGATGAAGACTACGGGAGTTATCAATTTGTACCTATCAATGATATCATAAATACCTTTATGGTGGCTTATGTTGGTGAGGATAAGAATATTTCAAAAGTAAAAAGAACAGATGTGCAATTTCATGCCATGCGCGCTATTCAAGAGTTTAGCTTTGACATGCTCCCTCAAGATAAGTCTATTGAAATAGACGTACCCCCTGGTTTATATTTTGTGCTACCACAAGATTATGTCAACTTCACTAAGTTATCATGGACAGATACTCAAGGTATTGAAAGACCTATATATAGAACAAACATAACTAGTAATCCTAGTGCGCCGCTTCAGGATACAGATTATGAATACACGTTCGATCAAAATGGTAACATTTTAAAAGCTGAGAAGTCAGAAACTCTAAAGCGATGGAATGAAAGATCTACAAGCGGAGCTTCTGATGCTAATAGTGCATTTAATATAAACAATCCAGATCTACTGGGGCTTTATGCTTATGGTAGAAGATACGGTTTAGATCCGGAATTAGCTCAAGCAAATGGTACTTTTTATATAGATAACGCAAATGGCGTGGTTAGGTTTAGCTCTGATCTTAGAGGAAAGCTAATAACATTAAAATACATAAGCGACGGATTAGGTTCAGATGAAGATATGGTTGTACACAAATTTGCCGTAGACGCTATATACAAGTATATAATTCACGCTGTACTTTCCACTAGAGCAAACACTCAAGAATATCTAGTTGCTAGATACAAGAGGGAATTAGCAGCCGCTAGGAGAAATGCAAAAATTAGATTATCTCAATTAAAATCTGAATTAATTGTGCAAGTAATGAGAAACCAATCCAAGTGGATTAAACACTAAGATATATGCCAGAACTAATACATACATTTACCGGTGGGAAAATGAATAAAGACCTTGACGAGAGGTTGCTTCCTAATGGCGAATATCGAGATGCTTTAAACTTAGAAGTTGCTTCATCTGATACTTCTCAGGTAGGTACGTTTCAGAATCTAAAAGGTAACACCGAAAAATCATATTCAAGCTACGACGCTAGCACTGGGGCAAAAACAGTATGGAACCCATCTGTATATATAGACGCTTTACCAAATGCTACTTGTATAGGGTCTATCGCGGAGCCTAACTCAGATATTATATACTGGTTTATTACATCAGATACTTATGACGCAATAGCTAGCTACAACACAGTTACTCAAGTTACCTTACCATTAATAGTAGATACACAAAATATTTTTAATTTTAAATCGGATCATTTAATCACAGGAGTAAACATATTAGAAGGCATGTTGCTTTGGACAGACAACCAAACAGAGCCTAAGCAAATATATATATCAGAATGGGTAGGATCTACACCTAACTTCCTTACGCACTCACAAATTTACAATAGAGATTTCATAGAATCAGACACTACTGTTATAAAGAAGTTTCCTTTGCAACCGCCTACAATAACGGCTTATTCAACTGCAACTGTTGATGCGGATGGTAATCCTGCGGTTGTGACCACTTCTGCTTTATATTCATTTTATGTGCAAGCACCAGGAACAACAGATCCCCAAGGAACCCCTATGACGCCATCTGACGGCCCTCAGACTTTGCAGTGGCAGGGTAATAATTTACCTTTTTACGCAGCAGGTCAAATATTATTGTTAACCAGCGCTTCCGCAGACCCTCTAGATCCTAATGCGGTTATTCGTGTTAGTATAGACAGTGTCATAGGTTCAAGCGGAAATCAGACGGGAGCTAATGTAACAGTTCTTTCAGTAGGTATATCGGACGACGGGGAGCTAGGAGTGCAGACTTTGTACGATATCGTTTTAGAGGAAGAAAAGCCTTTTTTTGAATTTAGATTTGCTAGGTTCGGATACAGATACAAATATAAGAACAATGAAGTATCGGCATATTCTCCTTTTACAAGCCCAGCATTTCTCCCAGGGGCATTTAACTACTCGTCTAAAGAAGGATACAACTTAGGTATGGTTAATAACATAAGACAGCTTGAAATTTCAAACTTTATACCCTCAAATCTACCGGTAGGCGTAACGAGCGTGGATATCTTGTATAAAGCATCAAACAACACTAATGTATATGTAGTTGACACCTTTAAAGAGACGGATGCTGAATGGGCCTCTAATGCGTTTAATATATCAAGTGAAATAATAACTTCTGTCGTGCAGAGCAATCAGTTGTTAAGACCTTACGACAACGTACCTAGATTTGCTTTAAGCCAAGAGGTTGTGGCGAATAGATTGATTTTTGCGAACTACACGCAGAATTTTAACATGCTAACCTCAAATCTAACTCCCTTACAGGTTAATCTAAATGTATCTTTACAGTCTGATCAAGTACTAAACACAATAGACGGAGTTACTGCTGGCCTTGGTTTAGATAACAAGAGTGTGTACCCTTCTGTAAAAAGTATTAGAACTTACCAAATAGGTGTTGGCTACCAGGATGAATACGGAAGAACTACACCTGTATTTACAGGCAAAGACGCTTCCGTTACAGTCGAAAAAGAAGATGCTCA